CTTGGCGATGGGGTCGAGAGGTGCATCGCAGGACTGTACGATCCACGCGCTTCGTACTGGACTCCGGTCCTCGGATCCATGCCTGGGTTCGCTCTGGAGAAAATGTTTTGCCTCCTCAATCCGAGCAGGTCTGGCGCGCGACCGCCGCCAAGACTCGGGTACGACATCTGGTACATATCACTAAACGATTGCGGCTTGTCCCCGCTGAACATCGTCGCAGACACATTATTGTGCCCAAACAACGGTGCCCCGCTTAGACTTGCGTACTGAGGATACTCGTCCTCAAGATCAGTGAATATCATTGCCATCTCTACCCCCTACGATGCAGTACAATGCGCTGAGCGTTAGGCTTTTCCCATCGCTCCACCGGCAACACTTCCAAGTGCTCCGAAGATCGCGCTGCCCCAGTCCATGCCCTGCTTTTTGGTAACGATGCTTTCGCCCATCAGCGGGCTACTCGCGAGGAGCGTGTTGAACCGTTCTGTGAGAGCCATCGGGTACTCGAATTGCCGCATGTCTTCGGCTCCCTGGAGTCTCGCGTCACGCTCGTACGCAGAGCCCGCGCGGCCGAGCAAGTCAGTTGCTCGGTCCTGACCGTAGAGTTGCAACTCGTTCATCTGCGGAGCCATCGACGCGTACTGCTGCATGCGATCACGCTCGCGTTGATAATTCTGTCCGAACAGGTTTGAGCGCGTCCTCGCAAACGCATCGGAGAGCGCGCTTCCGTATGCGCCACTCCCGAGCCGACCCGCGCGTCCGAATCCTGGGATCTCCGACGCGACCGCGCTGCCCGCCGCTCGGTTTACAATGTCTTCGAGCCAGGGGTTCTGGTTCTGTAAGTAGTGACCGCTCATCGTGCGGTTGTACTCGTCGAGCACACCGGAACGAACGCCAGACGGGTCTGTCTGGCCCGCTTGATCGATCATCATCTGGAGCGAGCGCTCTCTCGTTGGGTCGATTCCTCCGTAAAGCGACGGGGGTGCCTGCCCGCGCATGTTGTCGTAGATCGACCGGCCTTCACCGACGAGATAATTCGACTGCTCTTTCAAGAGCTTGTTGATCTCTGTCTCGGTTGTACTTTTACTTCCCACCGTTCAACTCCTCGACGAACATGCGGCTCGTCTCTTTGTCCGCGCCAACAATCTTCGACCACCCTGGCCTGCCGACGACTTCGAGCTGATCAAAACCCATAGACTCAGCGACGTGTACGATCGCCGGGTAGAGATGCTTCCAGAGAGCGATGCTCCCACCACCGCAAAGCGTCAAGGACATCACCCGCTTCTTTGGATATTGCAGGCATTCGGCCAGGAACGTCGCGTAGATTTCAGACGCGTCTGGGTTCCACGCGATGATGACGAGACCGTTCCCATCGTCCACGCAATCCCGAACATCGTCGATGTCGCGACGCCCACATGTGTACGGTATCGCCTGCTCGAAGAACGGCGCGAGAACGTCCCATTCAGCGACCGCCCTTTCTCTCGTCAGCACGCTCACGCGCGTGTCTTCTAAACTACTACCAGAAGGTTCCATGATCTCCCCGCGCTCGCAGGATGGTTGACTGTTACCGTTCCATCAGAACAGGTTGCGTACGTGGATGTAGCGTCGGTCGCCGCGTCTGCATTCCTCGGGCTCAGGAAAGCGAAAGAACTTGCGCTCGCCTTCCGCACCGAGACCACTGTAGTCGCGCTCGCCGCAGTTGTGAACGATCCCATGTGTATCGCCTTCACGCCCTCCGACTCCAATTCGGATTCGAGAGAATGAATGTATTCCACCACCTGCCGAATGTGCTCGGTCGTGTTCGGAAACACGATCGCGGGCGCGTCCATCTCGATCGAGAAAGGGCTCATCGCCTGCCACCGCTGACTTCGACACCGGCGTCGAAGCCTTGGATGTTCTTCACCTCTCCGCTTGTCGTCATCTTTGTTCGAAGGTATCGACCACCCACGCGAACCGACGCGACCCCCACCGATGGCTTCGCGACCGAGCCCCGGAAGTTAACATCTCCGGTCGTGACGCTTCGACCCGCGACGTGAACCGCAATGCTTCCCGAACCGTTGTACACCGGCCGGATCCAACGCAGAATTCCTCGGCTCCCGCCAGGGATCTCGTAATCTCCAGTTTCGATCGTGCCGTTTAAGTAGGACGACTGGTCATCGAAAACCTGAAGCGTGTTCGACGAATCGAAAAAGCAAAGCTTCTCGTCGATCGGGGCGGTTACTCCTACGAGGTCGAGGTTCGTCTCTTTCAGTGTCGGCGTGCTCGCGCCGTCCATGTAGTAGTTTCCAAGCCCAGGCGTTCCGGTTCCGCTCGCCACGATGCCGCCACTCGTGTAGTCCGAGTATCCCGTGCTCGTGTCTCCAATTTCGAACGTCCCCGCGCTCACGTTTCTATTTGCGACTGTTGCGCTCGTTCCGTTGATCTCGGTCATTCCGCCGACATCAGAAAACTCGACCGTGTCGCCGTCGCTGAATTCGTTTACCGCGCTCACGACTCCAGGGTCCGTCTTTGTGATCCCGGTGATATTTGCGGTCGACCCCCAGTCGTCGAGGGAGGTCAATACCGCCTGACCTCCAGAGCCAAACGCGGTCAACACGCACGTATGGGCTTGGTCGATCTTGAACCACTGGCCGATGTCGTACCGGTAGCAAAACATCACGCTCGCGAGATCTCCAGACCCCTCGGGCACGGACCAAATGATCGACTGCGTTTCCGGGTCGTGCGCGACCGAAGTGCGATCACGCCCGGTGAGCGTAACGATCGATCGCCAAGTCCGGTCAATCTGCTCGACGCCGATGTTCGTCACGTTCGCACCATCGAACCGGCAGAACCCCTCCTCGCTCGGGAAATAAACCGACCCGCCAATCGCAATGGCCGCATCCATCGAGATACACCCGCGATGAGAGTCGGCCATACGGAACGCCATGATGTTGCTTCCGCCAACGTAATCCGCCCTGAACACCGCGCGTTGGCGAAGAACGGCAAGCCAGTCTCCCGTGCTACATAGCGCGGTGATCCTGCCGCCATCGCCTTCGAGGGATTGAAAGTCGCTCTGGTTGTTCAGCGCGGCGTCTGTGCCGATTGTCGGCCAGGACGTTGGGTCATCGATCGCGGACCAGTGAATGCTCGCCTCTGCGGTTTGTCCAGCCGGAACGATTTCTGAGATCCCGCTGACGTTTCCGAGCACGGTGAACCCTTTAAACGTCTCAACGCATGCGGCGCGCGACGCGCCCGCCGAAATCAGCGTGAAGGTTTCGCTGGCGAGATCAGTTGCCTGGCAGTCAAAGATGTGTGTACCCTGCCCTGGACTCACCGCAATGATGTAATCCTCGTACAGAGCGAAATCGACACGGTCTAGTTCGAGGATCGCGCGCCATGTCCCGCTGACATCTTTCCAGTCCGGCATCTGCGGCAAGCCGACGATGTAAAGCTTCGAACTGTCCGCTGCTACGACAAACTCTCTGCCCGCTCTGGTTCTTCCTCGGAACGCGCCACGGCAAGAGGTGTCGAGAGAGAGGTTCGATCCGGTCAGCGGAAGTAGAGGTTTCGGGCCACGAATCGATCGGTACCCGTCGCCCGTAGGCACGAGGTTTGTCGCCTCGTACAACCCAGGCAAGTTTATGCGCGCCTTGTCGGGAAGCCACGCGCCGAGCGGGAACTGGGGCATCAGAACAGCCTGAACGCGCGATCATTCGTCACCCCGTTGGGGACGATTCTTCGCTTCGGGTGATTCTTGAGTCTTCGATCGCGGCCAATGATCCCATCCATCGCTGACTGCGCGCGTCCCTGGAACTCGGCCAGGCGCGAACTGTCCGCTAGGTATGTACCCGCTTCTGCGAGTGCGGCATAGAGATACAGGTCTGGCTGTTGCTCGATGAGCCAGTTGCTCGTCGCATCATCTGCGCCGTCGAGGCTCGGGATTTCCGCGTAGTAGTAATACGTGAAGGGTGTCGCGGTCGTGTTCGCCGCGACGGTAATGCTTGGAGAAAAGAGAATCGTCGGCCTCGTCGATTCGGGCAGGTCTGACCCCGCGCTTAGCGGGCTGATCAGGGTCCAATTCTTCGGTCTTCCGACAGTGCCGTACTTTGATCCGTTAATCAGGATGTCGGGAGACTCGTAGATCAGCTCGTTGTACGGAGTACCCGCACCCGTGTACACGAGCGAAGTAAATTCGAGCACATCCTGAGCCATGTCGAAATAGCTTTCGTTCCTGTCTGATGACTCTGACGAAAACGTCGGGAAGCCAATCTTCAACATCTCGGCCACGCGCAGCTCGCGGTTGAACCTAGCTTCGGCCAACCCGATGAACGTGTTCAGCCTCGAATCGACATCGTCATAAACGAGGTACTCCGAAAGAGCAGATCGAAGCTCTCCAGCGTTGTCGATCGAAGCGGCCATCAGATTCTCCCCGGCGCGGTTCGGAGCGCCGAATAGTCAGGGTCGTTCAGCTTTTTGATGCAGCGCATCTTGTCCTCTTCGCTCGCTCTGAAGAAATTGATGCCGTCTTCGACCCACCACTTTTCGATCACTTCTAGCGGAATACTCGCGACACGTACCGCGCTTGCGCTCCCCCAGAGCGTCGAGCTTTTCTTCTCGGCGTTGAGGAAGGCGCGATTCATCGCAAGGCAGTCG